GTTAAGATCAATGCACGTCTATGGCGTGACCTAGAGTTAAAACTAAACAAACTTTACCCAGTCGAAGAGGACAAGTGGAAGCTGATAGACTACCTGTCTTTCAAACTAGACTGCGCCAGAGAACAAGAGGCCCTACAATGGAAATTAGACGTGGACAAGGCATCCCGCCTGTTGGAAGAGTGGACAGCACTAAAGGAAGAAAAGACGGAACAGCTTGCGGATGTGATGCCCCGTGTGGAAAAACTTGTTGTACGAAACAAACCGAAGACCTACTACAACAAGGACGGGAACCTATCAATCTGGGGCCAGAATTGGGAACAACTCTGCAAGGAACACAAAGTACCGACGAGTACCCTGAGCCTGAAAGTCAAGGTTGGTGAGGAACGTGCTAATCCAAGTTCTGTATCACAAGTTAAAGACTGGCTGTTCATGCTTGGTTGGGAACCACGTACATTTAAGTTTTTGAGGGACGCAGATGGGTCTACACGTAGGTTGGAACAAGTTCGTAAAGATGGTGAGTTGTGTCCGTCGGTACTGGAATTGGTCGATAGAGAGCCAGCTATTGCTCTTCTTGATGGCCTTACTGTTCTCACTCACCGCATTGGTATCGTTAAATCGTTCCTTGACGCAAACGATGGTGGATACGTGCAAGCAAGTGTTGCAGGACTCACCAACACTTTCAGGTTCCGACATGCAAAACCATGTGTCAACCTGCCAAGCGTTGATAGACCGTATGGAAAAGACATCAGAAGCTGCCTCACCTCTACCGAGGGAATGACGTTGTGTGGTGCCGATATGACATCCCTAGAGGATACTACCAAACGGCACTACATGAAGCCTCTGGACCCTAGCTATGTCGAGGAAATGTCTAAGGAAGGGTTTGACCCACACCTTGACCTTGCTAAACACGCAGGTGTCATTACACAAGAGGACATCGACAAACATAACTCTGGTGAACGTAGCCTCAAGTCACTTCGTAAGAACTACAAGGTCGTTAACTACAGTGCGACTTATGGTGTAGGTAAGTCTACCCTAGCCAGAAACACAGGTATGTCTGAGAGCGAAGCACAGACGCTCCTAGATGCCTTCTGGTCACGTAACTGGTCTGTGGAGAAGGTAAGTAAAGATGCTCGTGTACGGACTCTGTTTGGTTCTGATTGGCTATTCAATCCTGTTTCTGGTTTCTGGTATTCTCTTCGATCAGATAAAGACAGGTTCAGTACACTCAACCAGTCAACAGGTGTCTACTGCTTTGACACATGGTTGTCAGAGTGTCGGGCAAGGGGGTTAAAGACTATAGGTCAATTCCACGATGAAACTATCGTGCTAACACAGGAAGGACGAGAAGATTGGGTTAAGACGCAGATGGAAATAGCAATCAACAAGACAAACGAAAAAATCCAACTAAATGTACCACTTGGGATCGACGTACAATTCGGAAAGACATACGCCGACATCCATTAGTAAAAAAAGTTGGAAAAAAAGTTGACAGTAGCGAAAAAAAGTTACTATATATATTTACCAGTGTAAGAAAGGACTAACATGGCACGTTACACACTCGATATGGTTTTGGAATATGCGAAGGTATTTCCAGAGAATGCAGACATGGGCAATATGGAAGGCCCACAGTGGCAGCAGAACATTGCTAAGAAGGGCGGTCAGTATGTAGTGAACGCATACTTCACCAGTGAAGAACAACTAGAGCAACTTCTAGCTGATGGCTTGAAAGAAACAGTGATGGGTAACCCCCGCATCATCGAAGGTAAACAAGAGTTTGGTATTGGCAAATACATCAAGCTAAAGCGTGGTGTTCCAGATGACATCCGTGATTGGATTGACCCAATGACTAAAGAAAAGACAAACCTTGGTGGCCCAGTTAAAGTTGTTGATGTACGTCAAGGCCGTGAGAATGCTCGTAAGTGGTCATTTTCTGACGACGGTGAGTTAGGCAACGGCACTAAAGCTAAGGTACAGTTTGAGACATACTCCGATGGTAACGGTGTACGCCTTAACGGTATTGCAGTAACAGAGTTGGTGACGTATTCTGCGGAACCTACAGATGATGATCTAATGTTTCAGGTGGCATAATGCGAGTAAGTATTGACTTCTATATGGACAAAGAGGAAGACGGGATGTCAGGTTCCGTCAGCCTTAACCGTGACGAAATTAACACACTAGAAGATCTGTTGTACCTGTTTCAAGATGCAGCAATCGCTTCTGGTTACACTTATGTGCAAAGCATTGGTGCAACTAAGAATGGTGGCGAGGAAGTCTGGTCAGGGTTCTGATGCAGTATGGTAAGGCACTGATAGATGGTGACGTGTTCGCCTACCGTGCTGCCTTCTCTACCAACGACGGTACAGAACGTGAGGCTCGTGTTAAGACAGACGAGATCCTACAGATGTCAATAGAGTATGTTGCTGGGTGGCCTTGGTCATCCAGTGACTACGAAGTCTACTTGACGTGTAGTGGGTATCAGTTTCGACACGACATTGCAAAAACACATGTGTACAAAGGTAATAGGAAAGGTACGGAAAAGCCTAAGCACCTACAGTANATACGTGATTACATGATCTCAGATTGGCAAGCAGTTGTCAGTGTTGAACAAGAGGCTGATGATTGTCTAGCCATTCGTGCGACAGAACTAGATTACGATTGTACGATAGTTTCTGTCGATAAAGACATGAAACAAGTACCTTGTTGGCACTACAACCCAGTTAAGGGTGTTATGGAACGAGTCACCCCTCACGAGGGAATTAGGTTCTTCTACACACAAATGCTAACTGGTGATGCAGCAGACAATATCATAGGCTTGCAGGGCATAGGCCCTAAGAAGGCTGAAAAGATATTAGATGGCGCAGTGGCAGAAGATGATATGTGGGATGCAGTGTTAAAGGCTTACGAAGGTGACACTGACCGCCTAGTGGAAAATGCTAGGTTGTTGTGGTTAAGACGTTACGAGGGTGAAGTATGGCAACCACCAGATATGCGATAAAGAATGGTTATCGCTCTGGTTTAGAGGAGAGGGTGTCGAGGGAATTAGATAACGCAGGTGTAGGTTACGAGTATGAGGTACTAAAAATACCTTACGACATAATTGAGCAACGTAAATATACACCAGACTTTGTGTTATCCAATGGCGTTATAGTTGAGACTAAGGGTCGGTTTAATACAGCAGATAGAAAGAAACACTTGCTGATACAGAAACAACACCCTGACCTTGACATACGCTTCGTTTTCCAAAACTCTAAGGCAAAGTTGTACAAAGGTGCAAAATCAACTTACGGACAATGGTGTGACAAATATGGTTTTATGTATGCAGACAAGTCTATACCAGAGGAATGGTTAAAATGAGTCTAATGGAATACATAGACATGTATGACTTGATAAGCGAAGAAGACGATGTTAAAAAACTAAAGCATATGGCTAAGTACCTTCTTGTTGGTCGTGCGCTTAATGACCCTAACATGTCACAACAAGAAGCTATAGCATTGGCAGAGTATGCCACTGTTGATTTAGGTATGGCAGAGGAGTTTACACTACATTGATTACAGAACATGATCTAGAGGCGTTTGACTACTACAACGAAATGGAAGAGTTGACCCTAAACAAATATCAACGTACTGCGGCAAAGACAGCTATCTATAAAGCAGAACATGCTATCATATACCCCGCACTAGGGTTAGCGGCAGAGGCTGGTGAGGTAGCAAACAAAGTAAAGAAGATTATGCGTGACGGTAAACTTGACCGTGCAGCAATCGCAGATGAAGTAGGTGACTGCCTGTGGTATATTGCTGCCCTTGCACGTGACTTAAATGTGGATATGGCAGAGTTAGCCATGAAGAATTTAGAGAAGCTGAGTGACCGAAAGAAACGTGGGGTACTCGGTGGAAATGGAGATAACCGATGACTGAAGGCCCCAAGTGGGTGTGGCGATTCCTAAAGTATGTACAGACTTGGAGAGCGCACCGTAGAGTAATCAAAGAACTAAACGCATTGTCAGACCTAGAGTTACGTGACATTGGTATTAACCGATGTGACATTGACCGTCTAGTCTGGCTAAAAGAAGATTTAGAGAACAAAGGTAAAAAGTAATGTCAAATTCACTGCCAACCCCCTACCAAGAGTTTATTGCCTTATCACGTTATGCACGTTGGCTACCCCAACAGAAGCGACGTGAGGCTTGGGAAGAAACTGTACAACGCTTCATGGATAATGTTGTATACCCTTCTGCTGGGCAAGATACTTACACAAACCAGATCCGTGATGCTATTCTAGGATTAGAGGTTATGCCCTCTATGAGGGCCATGATGACTTCTGGTCCAGCATTGGATCGTGATAACACCGCAGGTTATAACTGTAGCTACCTTCCTGTAGATGACCCAAAGTCCTTTGACGAAGCTATGTTTATCCTGTTGTGTGGTACGGGGGTTGGCTTTAGTGTTGAACGACAATATATATCTCGTCTACCAGAGGTGCCTGAAAAGCTATTCAAATCCGACACTACAATCGTAGTCAAGGATAGCAAAGAGGGCTGGGCTAAAGCCTACCGACAACTGTTGGCATTGCTCTGGTCTGGTGAAATCCCGAATTGGGACATATCAAAAGTACGACCTGCTGGCGCACGTCTTAAAACGTTCGGCGGTCGTGCAAGTGGTCCTGAGCCTCTGGTAGACCTTTTTAATTTTACTATCGACAAGTTTCTAAATGCTTGTGGTCGTAAGTTGTCGTCAATCGAATGTCACGACATCATGTGTAAGATTGGTGAAGTTGTTGTTGTAGGTGGTGTACGTCGCTCTGCAATGATTTCTTTGTCAAACCTATCAGATGACCGTATGCGTCATGCTAAGTCAGGTCAGTGGTGGGCAACAGAAGGTCAACGTGCCTTGGCTAACAACTCTGTAGCATACACAGAGAAGCCAGATGCTGAGACTTTCATGCGTGAGTGGACAGCTTTGATTGAGTCTAAGTCAGGTGAACGTGGTATCTTTAACCGCCAAGCCTCTATCAAACAAGCTGAGAAGAATGGACGACGTGACCCTAACTATGAGTTTGGTACAAACCCTTGTAGTGAGATCATCTTGCGACCATATCAGTTCTGCAACCTAACCGAGTGCGTAGTACGTGCTACTGACTCTATAGAAGACTTAGAACGTAAAGTAAAGATTGCTACCATTCTTGGTACAATCCAATCAACATATACTAAATTTCCTTATCTGCGTAAGATCTGGCAGAAGAATACTGAGGAAGAGCGTCTGTTAGGTGTTAGCTTGACAGGTATTATGGACAATCCACTCTTGACCACATCTAATGTGGGACTAGAAAAAACCTTGGAGCATCTAAAAAATGTCGCAATTTCTACTAATGCTGAATGGAGCCAGCGTCTTGGCATCCCTGCTGCTGCTGCTATCACTTGTGTCAAACCTAGTGGCACTGTCTCCCAACTTGTTGATTCTGCTAGTGGGATACATGCTCGTCACAGCCCTTATTACATCCGTACTGTTCGTGGTGACAATAAAGACCCACTGACAAAGTTTATGATCGACCAAGGGATTCCAAGTGAACCCGACGTTATGAAACCAGATAGTACGACAGTGTTCAGCTTTCCAGTTAAGTCGCCATCAGGTTGTGTAACCCGTAACGACATGACAGCTATTGAACAACTAGAAACTTGGCTGGTGTTTCAGCGTCATTGGTGCGAACATAAACCAAGTATTACTGTATCAGTACGTGATACGGAATGGGTTGAGGTAGGTGCGTTTGTTTACAAGCACTTTGATGAAATGTCTGGTGTGTCTTTCTTGCCACACGCTGACCACTCATACAAGCAAGCCCCTTACCAAGA